ACAGTTCAAGGACCATCATTACATTGACGCTATACAATGGTCCAAGGGAAACATGACCGCTGCAGCAGAAATACTAGGAGTAGCAAGATCGACGGTAGCCGCAAGAATTAAGAAGCATCCTGCCGTTAAAGAAGCGTATGATAGTATCGTTGAGTCAAGGATTGACATAACGGAAGACCGGCTGATGGATGCCATTCAGGAAGGACAAGGATGGTCAATATGCTTCATGTTGAAGACCAAAGGTAAGGATAGGGGATACGTTGAGAATCCCAAGTACATGATAGGGATCACCAACAAAATGAGTGGAGATAGACCGGTAGTCAAGGTTATCAACAAGGAAACTGCTGAAACCATTACCAATCTGGTGGAAGGTATGACGGAAGATGCCGCTTGAAATGAATACTACCAGAGTATTTTCAGAAAACTCGATAGCTTTCCAGAAGGGAAAGACGTTGCTTATTAATCAAGGCGGCACGTCTTCAAGCAAAACATATAGCATATTACAATTGCTGATCCTGTTAGCCTTTTATTATCCTCGTCCTTTCCTGATTTCCGTAATAAGCGAATCCTATCCCCATTTGAAAAGGGGTTGTATCCGGGACTTCATGGAAATAATGGGACCGGCCTTTGATGAGGAACGGTGGTCCAAGTCCGAGAAGACGTACGATTTCGGCAGGTCCCAGATTGAATTTTTCGCAGTTGACGAACCAGGAAAGATGCGTGGAGGTAGGAGAGACATAGGCTTCGTCAACGAGGTAAACAACATTCCCAAGCATATGTTTACCGAATTTGAGGTTCGCACTCGTAAATGTGTAATAGTAGACTTCAATCCGGTAGAAGAATTTTACATCCATGACAGGATAGGAGAAGAGGGCTCCCAGTTCATTCACTCTACCTATCTTGACGCTAAACAGCATTTACCTAACAAGATCATCAAGGACATCGAATCCCGTAAGGACAAGGACCCCAATTGGTGGAGAGTTTACGGGATGGGAGAAGTAGGAAAGGCCGAAGGTCTGGTACACCCCAAGTTCCAGATCGTAGAGTCCCTCCCGGAGGGAGGAATTGACTTTTACGGTCTTGATTTCGGGTACGTCAATGATCCTACCGCTTTGATCCACTGCAAGGTATTGAAAGACGAGTTATACTGCGACGAGCTGATCTACCAGACGGACCTTGACAACGCTCAAATATCTAAAATCATGAGTAGTCTTGGGGTAACGGGAGACGACGAGATCTTCGCGGATTCCGCTGAACCTAAAAGCATAGAAGAGATCCGACAACGAGGGTTTAATATCAAGGCGGCTCCCAAGGGCAAGGACTCGATAAGTAATGGTATCCAGCTTGTAAATCAATACGTCCAATACTGGACTAAGAGGAGTACGAACGGGATCAAGGAACAGAGGAATTATCGGTATATCGAAAATTCAGATGGGAAGTTTACCGGTAAGCCCATAGACTGTTGGAACCATTCAATGGATGCCCGAAGGTACGGGTGTTCTACCAAGCTTAAACTAAGCAGTTCCCCCTTCATGTTCTCTATGTAAAGGACACGATATGTCAATACTAACTACCGTTAGGAATACGTTTGGGCGGGTATATCTTGACAGCAAGAAAAAGAAGAGGGAAAAGAAGTATTCGGACCCTCCGGTAGTCATGGACGACATCATCGCAGGTATGTACCAGTCCATGGGTCCTTTCGGGTACATGCCTCAGCAGACGTATTATCAGCTTGTAAATTCCTATCAGTCATGGGTATATAACTGCATCGATAAGATCGGCAAGACCATTTCCATGCTCCCTCTTCGCCTGTTCTATTACAAGAATAAGGCATCCGGAAAGGTGATGAACGGGAGACACATCAAGGCCATATTAAACCATCTCTCCAATGAACGGTCCAAAGCTGAATATACGAAGGGAAACGGTCTTGAGAAGGTAGAAGTATTCGACCATCCTTTCCTTGACTTGATGATAAGACCAAACCACCTCGAACCTCGTATTTCCTTCTGGTATGCCCTTGCTACTCGTCTTGAATTGGCTGGTTCAGTAGGGATACTGAAAGTAAGGGACCGGTTAAAAATACCTCGTGAATTGTGGTATCTTCCCCAGACGTGGACCGGTGAATTTAAACCCATACCCGATTCTAAGCTTGCCATCAAGGGCTATATGTACGTTGACGGGAACATAATGAACCAGTACGAACTTGACGAGATAATATGGGTGAGATGGCCACATCCTAAAGGCCCGTTTGAAGGAATGAGCGCAATCAAGGCCCAGATTTACCCATACAACATCGACTATTACCTGCAGCAGATGCAGTATAAGTTCTTTACTAATTCGGCGGCGTTTGGTAACGTCTTCACTACGGACAAGGACCTCACTGCCGCGCAGATAACCGATTTACAAGCACAAATGTCGTCCACGTACCAGAATGCTAAAAATGCCGGTAAAGCGCTGTTCCTTGGGAACGGATTCAAGCAGGACCGGCCCATATCGTGGTCCTCCCGTGACATGATGATTGACACGGTAGAAAAGATGATGCGGGACAGGTTGATGTCCGCGTACGACGTTTCTGCCGGTAAAATTGGATTGACGGAACACCAGAACAAGGCTAACCTCGATACGGTCAACGATAACTATATGATGGAGTGCATAAGACCTCGTACTCTCCTGATAGAGGAATATTTTGAGCAGTTCCTTCTCCCGGATTATGACGACCGGCTGGTATGCGATTTTGACCTTCCTATCTTTAAAAACGCGGTGGAAGAACGTTCCCAGATGGAGTCTAACCTCAGGAATGGGGTGACTACCATCAACGAGGAACGGAAAAAGATGGGCATGCAAGACGTAAAGTGGGGAGAACTGCCGTGGATGCCTTTCTCATTGGCGCAAGTTGGAGGGGAGGAAAAGCCTGCTCCAGCTCCTCTTCCCGTAACAAAGCCTAAGGAACCCAAGGACGGCGAATCGGAAACGGAGACGGAAAAAGCGTTACGACTCAAGGCGGAATGGAGTGAGGAGGACCATCCAAGAGCTGATGACGGGAAATTTACAGACGGAGGAGGAACGGAAGGCCATAACGACGGGCAATCTTCCGAGGACCGGACTCCCGCTCACGTGGAAGGGGGAAGCAAGAGGATGCTTGACGATAACGAGCACTTAACCCTTTCCCGTAAATCTCATGATAGATTGACGGATGACGAAAGGAGGTGGGTTGATAATTATACGGGAGCAGGCTTTATTAGCATAAATAACTCGTTAAGAAAAGGGGTTGAAAAAGAGACGGAGTATCCCGGACATCCTGAAATAGTATCGGATATAGTCACCATTTTAGATTCCGCTATTGACAAATCAGAACCTCTTCCTGATAACATTCAGGTAACCCGGTTTGTAGATAAAGCTGATTTTATACCGGGAGTGGGTGAGTCCTTTATAGATAGGTCCTTTGTATCTACTACGGTCAACGATAACGGAGTAGATTTTCTTTTAGGTGTAAAGGATAAGGCAGGACAAAAGAACTTTTTCCGTTGTGATATTATTGTTGACAAATCGGTAAAAGGATTACCGATAGGAAACGGTTTAGGACTTCCCCAATATCACTTAGAAAAAGAACTACTCTTACAACGCGGTCTTAAATTTACGGTAATGGAAAAAACTGAGGAACGGATACTCCTCAAAGCTGAACCTGCCATAGGTTACGGGAAGCGTAGTCTTCCGTATGAGATGAAGGAGAAAAAGGGGGACCGTAGTAGGAAATTTACATGGGAGGAAGGAGATATAGAGGTCTCCAAGCGTAAAGAGCTAAAGTCCTTTACTCCTGATCAACGTCTGGTACTATGGAAGGCGTTTTCATTGAAACATCGTGAATGGGAAGGCGCTTTTAAGCGTATCATGATAAAGCACTTTCAGCAGCAAGCCGATCAGGTCATCGAGCGTCTTGACAAAAAGGGATTGATCATCAAGGGTTATATCAACGGGATGAATAAGAACAGAGCGCAACAGTGGCTTGCGGAACACAAGACGCGGGAAGACGATATTAACATAAACCCGAAGACGGAAGCGAAAAAGCTTAAGGAAATGGTTCGTCCTGCTTATAAGCATGTCCTGCTGGAAGCGGGGAAGAACAGGTCCGCTCAGCTTCGGGAGACCGTCTCCGGATTAGCGGAAGGGTTCGAGTTTAACTTGGGAGATCCGGACACCGAATTGTGGCTTGGGGACCGTCTGGAGAAGTTCTCCGAGGAAGTGGAAGGGACCACGTTTGATTCGATTCAGGAGAAGTTAAGGGAAGGATTTTCAGAAGGAAAGCCGTTATCCGAAATGGCTAGTAATTTGCGTGATATGTTTGACAAATCGGAAACAGGGAGAGCACAGACCATATCACGTACTGAGACCACGGCATCGGCTAACAGGGCGGACCTTGACTGCGTAAGACAGACCGGAATACCTATGGTCAAGTCATGGTTGAATGAACCTGATGCAAGGGAAACGCACCGAAAAGCGGGGGAGGATTACGTTGACGGGATACAGCTTGATGAAATGTTCGAGGTAGGAGAGGACGAAATGGACTCTCCCGGAAATGGTTCTTTACCAGAAGAAAATTGTAACTGTCGCTGTACTATGTTATACGTTCCTTCTGAGGAGGAGTAATATGATGCTCAAACAAGGGGCCAAGTTTGAGGGTTTACAGCCGGAAATCTTGCTTGCAGTGATTGTCGCCAATGATGTGTATCATATGCACGGGCAACGACTGGTAGTAACGGAAGGAACGGGCGGCGATCATATGATAGGATCATTGCATTATCACGGGCAGGCGGTGGATTTGCGCACAAGCAATCTGAACGAAAGCGATAAGGCTATGATTGTTGCGGAATTGAAAGCGAATCTCGGCGCTGAATACGATGTAATTTTTGAGGGTGCAGATACGCCGAATGAGCATATCCATGTGGAATTTGATCCAAAAGATTAACAAGGGAGAAATTATTATGAATCTCTGGAAATCACTGAATGGTTGGAAAACGGCAATCGCGGCGGTGTACTGGCCGCTGTCGGAAATGGTACTGCCGATATGGTTTCCGGCGGGGGAACCGGCCATGATACATAAAATACTGTTGACCGTGGGTGTGGCATTGACCGTAGTGGGAGTAGGACACAAGGCATGGAAGGCGAAGTACGGTTCTGATTTTGAAATACTAACTCCGGACGTGAAGCCATGACTGATTCTGCACTCGTCGCAATAGTACAGGCTGCGGTAGCCAATGATTCGCCTGATGCGGGGTTGCTGCCCATGCTGGAGCGTTTCGCGGGCGTGGGATGGGTCCCGCTCGCGGCCTTCCTGCTGTTTATTTTCCGGCGCGAGCTGCAGGAGTGGATGCGGGTGAGAGTGCGGATGTTGGGCAAGAAA